CGGGCGTAACAGGAACTTATACAAATTCAGAAAGACCTCTCAAGGACGTATATGCAATACCAGTTTCGGATTCTGATGGATTTTCAGATGGAGATAAGATTGCAAGTAGTGCTACATATAGTTCAGCCGGTAAGAAAGGAACTATTATTTCTAAAGCTTTAGGTGTTTTAAATGTAGAAATTACAAAAGGAACATGGGCAAACGGAAATACAGTTAGAGGATTCAATTCTGGTGGTACTGCACTCTCTCCCGCAGTTTCAACTACAATTTCAGCTAATATGACATTACATTCAAGAGGTAAGCAGTGGGATGTTACTCAACAAGTTAAATCAGCACAAAAAAGTAAGCTTGAGCAATACGATTGGTATTACATTCGTAAATCTGATACAGCAGCTGCAGTTCCCTCTGCAGTTCAAACATACAGAGATGGAGTAAGGACAAAGGCGGCTGGACTAGAAACAGCCATTGCAGCGACAACAACTATTACTGAACTACAAGCTGTAGCTCTTGGTGATGGTTGGCCTGAAGAACTCTCCTAATCTCCTACAATCCTTTCCATTACTAAATATATGAAAAGGTTTCAAATTATAAGGAGATTTAATGGCACTCACCACTAATAAACAAACTGTGAACTTGACTATTGATCAAGGATGTACATTTGAAAAAGTTATAACAGCTAAAAATACTGCAGGGGGAAATGTGACTATTTCTTCAGGTACTTGTTCTGCTAAACTTAGACCATCCCATTATACTTCCAATAATATAGTTACATTTAGTTGTGCAGACGCTGGTTCTAACGTGACTATCTCGTTGACTGCAACACAAACAACTTCTATTTCTCCTGGCCAGTATATCTATGATGTAGAATATACACAGTCTGACGGATCAACAATAGAAAGAATTGCAGAAGGTGTAATAACAGTTTCACCATCAGCAACTTATTGAGGGATAAATGACACAACCAACCACAAGAGCAACACTTAAAGAGTACGCTAAAAGAAAATTAGGGCATCCAGTAGTAGAATTAAATATTGATGATGACCAGATGGAAGACTGCATAGATGATGCATTGGAATATTTTCAAGAATATCATTTTGATGGTACATACCCCACGTTTCTAAAACATCAAATTACAGGGTCTACTCTCAAAATAACTTCTGATACTACGTTCACAGATGGAGAAGTAATAACAGGCGGGACAAGTGGAGTAAAAGCAACAGTGCACGATTACCATAGTGCCAATACTACAATACGATATAAATCCCCAATAGTAAAATCTGGTGGTGATGGAAATACATATTATGCAAATACTACCACAGTATTTGGAAATGGTGAAACGGTGACAGGTGAAACGAGTGGAGCATCTGCGACAACCGCATCCTCAAGTGCAAATGCACTAGGTGATTTTGATAATCAGTATATTTCAATTTCGGATAATATTATAGGTATTAAGGGAGTAGTTCCTTTTCATGATAGCGTCAGTAGTACCACTAATATGTTTTCAGTAAACTACCAATATGCTTTGAATGATTTGTATAGAATGGGAAGTGGTGCTCAAATGAGTAACTACGTCTTCACTCAACAAAATCTATCTATGATTAATAATTTATTCAATACTATGCCAAGATTTAGATTTAATCGTCACACTGATAGATTATACTTGGATGTTAATTGGGGTAGTGATTTAAACATTGATAATTTTATTGTTGCGGAAGCTTACATTATTACTGACCCTTCAGCCTTCGCAGATGTTTATGGTGATATGTTTCTCAAAAAATATGTCACAGTTCTTTTTAAAAGACAATGGGGTCAAAACTTAATCAAGTTTGAAGGTATGCAACTTCCAGGCGGCGTAACTCTTAATGGTAGACAATTATATGATGACGCAATTACAGAAATTGATAAATTAGAAGAGCAGATGTCTTTGACGTATGAACTACCATTAGATTTTATGACAGGATAATTAATGGCTACTAATCATTATTTCAATCACTATGGAACAAATACACCAGACCAAAGACTGATAGAAGATATTATTATCGAATCAATTAAAGTCTATGGTATTGATGTAAATTATATGCCAAGAACTCTTGTCAATGAGGATAAGATTTTTGGAGAAGATCGAGTTTCGCAGTTCAAAGATTCCAGAGCAATTGAAATGTATATCAAGAATGTGGATGGATTTGAAGGTGAAGGAACTTTTGTTTCAAACTTTGGATTGGAAGTCAGAGATCAGATTACACTCACAGTTTCAAGAAGAAGATGGACTCAACTTAATTTTGAAGGTGGTGGAAGAGATAAAGAACCTAAAGCTGGTGATCTTATCTATTTTCCTTTAACTGATGGATTGTTTCAAATAATGCATGTTCAAGATACGAACACCTTTTATCAAACTGGATCACTTCAAACATTTGATCTTGTTTGTGAACTCTTTGCTTATTCTGATGAAAAAATTGACACAGGAATTGAAGAAATTGATGACATTGAAGTTCAACAATCTTTTGTTCGTACATTTGAATTAGCTGCTAGTCCTGCAGTCTCTGGAACTTTTCAAATTGGAGAGACAGTTGCAGGAGGAACTTCTTCTACTACAGGAGAAGTGGCCAAGTGGGATTCCACCACAAAGTATTTGTATCTAATCAACATGACCGGAAATTTTACAGTAGGAGAAATTCTTACTGGTGCCACAAGTACAGCAACTGGTACTTATGAAACTAAACAAACAACTGATGAAGCTGTTCAAACTCTAGCACAAATTGAGGCTGGAACAACAGATACATCTACAGGCAATGAACAATTTCAAAGTGACGCAGATTCTATCCTTGACTTTTCAGAGGGTAATCCATTTAGTGAAGGAGATAATTATTAATGTTAGGATCTACCTTTTATCACCAAACGATACGAAAATATGTAGCGGCATTTGGAACTATATTCAATGACATCAATGTAGAACGTAAAAATTCTGCAGGGAATGTTGTTGAGAGAATTAAAGTTCCTCTTGGTTACGGGCCAAAACAGAAATGGATTTTAGCTCTTCAAGAGACTAGTTCCGATAGAAAAGTAGTTGCAACTAGACTTCCACGGATGGGATTTGCTCTCACAGGTCTATCATATGATTCGGTGAGAAAACTCAATACTATGGGGAGAAATGCTGCAGCGAATACCGCAGCTGGAACCACTACGTTGATGACTCAATATAATCCTGTTCCTTATAACTTTGACTTTGAACTATTCATTTTGGTAAATAATGCAGAAGATGGAACTCAAATTCTTGAACAAGTCTTACCATACTTTGCTCCACAATTCACAGTTACCATTAATACTATTCCGAGTATGGGAATTAAGACTGACGTACCTATCATTCTTAATTCGGCATCTCAGAGTGATGAATATGAGGGAGATTTAGCAACAAGAAGAACTATTATCTGGACTTTAAGTTTTCTTCTTAAAGGTCAAATCTATCCAGACGTTAAAACAAGTTCAGTTATCAAATCTATTGAAGTTAATTTCCGAATTCCTGGTGGTGATAAAGAGGATTTTGCAGTTAATTTTGCCCTATTGGAAACTTCAACCCCACATACCACAGACTATATATTACTAGAAACAGGAAATTACGAAAGAATTGCTACAGAAGATAGTAGTGAGGGAGCATCAGAATCTACAGTCAAGTCAAGGTATACAGTTACACCTTCACCAGCTGGAGTTACTGCAAATGAAGATTATGGATTTAGTGAAACCTTTGAGTTTTTTGAACCAAGTAGAAATTATGATATAATAACAGGTACAGATGTATGAGTGTAGTGGGAAATATAGATGAACATCTTGATGAAGTTTTTGGGATTATAGAGAAACCCAAGCAAGATGTGGTAAAGGCAGAACGTATAGTACCTGTCGCGACAGATGATGATAGTGCTTTAGATTTTCAATACGCAAGAGAAAATCTTTATAATCTTATAGAACGTGGTCAAGATGGATTAGAAGAACTCCTTGAAATAGCCAAAGCTTCACAACATCCTCGTGCATTTGAAGTGGTACAACAAACCATTGGACAATTGACTACAACCAACAAAGAACTCCTAAATCTCCATAAAACAAAAAAAGATATAAAAGCTGAAACTGGTGGCCCTACGAATGTTAGTAATAATCTATTTGTTGGTTCTACCGCGGAGTTGCAGAAATTTCTCAAAAAAGAAATAAAAGAAACAAAAGAACTGAGTAACCCTAATGGCAAATAGTCAAACTTATTTAGGGAATCCTAACTTAAAGAATGTTGGAGTTCCTGTAGAGTGGACAAAAGAAACTATTGAGGAATACCAGAAATGTATGGAAAGTCCTCAGTATTTCATAGAGACTTATGTTCAAATAGTTCATGTAGACAGAGGACTTGTACCATTTGATATGTATCCGTATCAGAAAAAAATGATACAAACCTTTACGGATGACAGATTTGTAATATGTAAAATGCCCAGACAGACAGGTAAATCTACTACTATTGTCAGTTTCCTTCTCCATTACATTCTATTCAATCAAGATGTCAATTGTGCTATCCTAGCTAACAAACTTTCTACTGCACGAGAACTTCTTTCTAGATTACAACTTGCATATGAACATCTACCCAAATGGTTACAACAAGGAGTTACAGTTTGGAATAAGGGAAATATTGAGCTAGAATCTGGTTCAAAGATTTTGGCTGCAGCAACATCTTCTTCAGCTGTTCGAGGTAGTTCTTTTAATGTCATTTTTCTTGATGAGTTTGCGCACGTTCCAAACAATATCGCTGACCAGTTTTTTACTTCAGTTTATCCTACAATTTCTTCTGGTGAAACTACTAAAGTTTTTATCGTATCTACACCATTGGGACT